GTTTTGTGGGGGCTAGTACTATAGCCCCTTGCTTCACTAGCCATGTTTTGAATTTCTCGACCTTTTCTAGTTCTATCATAGCGCCCCTGTTATCCAGTCATAAATCGTATAAATAGCCGCTACCACCAAAACTATCATGATAAAAGCAAAATATAGATTTTCCAGTTTTTCAATCATACCCTATTATTCCTCGTTATTAAATGCCAGATGGCGTTTATGATAATACGTCCCCAGCTTGTGTTATTCTCGATTAGTTCCATAGTTTCTCCTTCTTTTTTTTGGGGGTATGGGGTCTTGCAAGCCCCACACCCCCCTATTGTTCTTATAAATCGTACTCTTTCGTGAGAGTTGTTGTGCCTGTCGTAAAATCTCCTTATGTTATTAAATGCTTATAATTTGTTTATAGTTACCATTTCGCGAAATGCTCTTTTAACTTACCGTCAGTCGTAAGCCTGAGTTGACATGCAACTCTGCCTGTGTCCTCGTCAAAGACTATCACCTCAAACGGTTTATGCTCGCCAATTTTACTGTTCAATAGAATTTCAGCTTTACTTTTAGCCTCATACTTGCCCGACACCAATTGTGTCACATGTGGTGCGTCATCGTATTGATACATTGCTACTAATTTATAAATTTTCATATAGTTCTCCTTTAATTATATTTTATCTAATGCTCGTGATGTGTACTCTAGTCGCTGGATGTAGTCAGCATCCGACCAGTATATGCCATCAGCTCTAGCTTCCTTGTCCACAATCTTTATTAGTTTGCTAATCTTCTGTGATAGTCCGCTGCTTGGGTCTTTCAACCGCTTATTTACCCCATCCCAGCCGATATCATCAGCCCAGGTAGTTAGGTAGTCCTCGATTGCTTCTCGATAATTCACCAGTAAGAAGCCCCACGTGCTTGTTCTCTCCTCAAGTACTCGCTCGAACTCGCTCTGATTGTGCTTTACTCGTTCTGGTACTGTCCACATAATTCTTTACTTCTTCTCTGTTATTTGCTATAATTAGAGTATGTAGGGGCTTTATTATCGCCCCCCCGATACCTTTACAATTTATGCTGTTGCCTCCTTGTAAAAAGTGACGTGTACATTTTCGTTGCCCCAGCAAGACAATACTCGTGTCAGTCCGTGGCGGTCTACACTTACTGTGCAATTAGCCCCATCAACTTCACAACGTGTTGTCTTCGTCCCTTTTAAGGCTGAAACGCCACCTAGTGCCTTTATCTTTGCCTCAAGGTCGGCTTCAAACTTCGCCTCCTCGCTACGCCTATAAGTCGTTGTGCCTAGACAGACAAACTCATGTGCCGCATACTTCCGCTTGAATTCTTTTTTCGTCATTTATTAGCTCACTTTCTTGCCCTTATGATAGTACGGCTCAGCCTTTGCCTACCGCTAAAATAAACGCGTGATTACATTGATACTTTTACAAACTGTGCGACTACATAACCTAGCACAATCATTGCCTGTGCAAAGAGTACCTGGCTCTTGATTCGCTCAATCTGTTGCTTGCTTGGTTTTTTCATTTTTATCCTTTTTGGTGGGGCTATTTTAGGCTAGCCCCTTAGCCTTATTATCACGTCCGAGCAGTAGCATTATTTTGATTATCTGAGCAGGCTTTTCGACTACTGTACTACTTTTTGGTGATAGTTTCGCTTGCTGTGCTGCTTGCGATGTTCTTACTATATCAAACCATAGCCTGTACGTCAATACTTTTTTCAAAAAAAGTCTAAAAAAGTATTGTGTAACAGAGATAAAATTGCTATAATAAAAGTTGCTTAAAAATATAAAAATAACGTGTATATTTGGCGAAAATAATCGTCATCAAATATACACAACGCTAACGCTTCTTTTGGTGCTATAATAGGTATTATGACTACTGATAAAAACAAAAACTCAAATAAGAAGCGACAATATCGTCTTATAACGCCTTTAACGATAGCGCAATTTGAAGCTGAAAAAGTTATAACTGGCAACGGAACTGCTGCAATACGTAAATTAAATAGTGGTTATGAAGCACCTCACAGACGCGCTAATCATATTGTAACTAAAAGTAGAACAGTAAATGCTAGCGAAATGATAGAAAATAGACTGCAACAGATAGCAGGTGACGCTATCGAGCGAGTTAGTGAGCTGGTGAATTCTGAAGACGAAAAGATAGCTACTAAAAACTCGCATTACGTAATCGACCACATTAGAGGTAAGGCGGTTCAACGTTCGATAACTGCTACTACTAAATTCAACATACAAAACATATTAGATTAACTCACCCCTGTTACGTTATGTCGTACAACGCACATTGTGCGACATTAAAACATCCAACCACTACGTCCTCACCTCTGTTATTCATATATTTTTATTTATTTTATTTTGTTTTTTATGTTTATAGAGGCAGCGGTTACATTTTCAGGAATGGGGGGAGGCACGCCCCAACGGAAGCGGTGCGTCAGGCGTATATATACATATATATGGGGTGCTTTCCCTATCCTCGCGTCTCCTTTTCCACCAAAAAATCGTCTCTCTCCCCTACCAAAAACACCTCTATTACCCACTACCCCTATAAAGAATAGAAAACTAAGTAAACCCATTTTTTCATCTTTTTGTAAAATACCTACCAAAAAAATTTTTCCCTACCTCTGTTCTTGGTGCCTTTAGAATTTTGGAAGAAAAAAAGACGTTTACCATAGGCTGTACTACATATAAAATTCTTATAAAAAAACGTCTTTCTACCCCCGTTAAACGTTTCAAAGACGTTTTTTCTTTTTCGTCTTTTTTAACCATAGGCTATACATTTTTAACCATAGGCTGTATCTTTTTGGTGATTTTTTATTAAAAAAGACGTTTTTCTTTTTCATCTTTTTTCGTCTTCTACCTCTGTAAAAAAGACGTTTTCACCATAAGCTACATCATAGTGTTTTCTTATTTTTTGGAACGGATGTATGTAATAATATTATGTGTCTGTCAATATTATATGAGTTACTTCTATAATTGGTATATTTCTGGTATACTAGGAATATGAAAAGGTTGCTATTTTATACAAAGAAGCTGATTAGTTTCTTGGTGAGGTTATATAAAAAGATAACTACTAGGCACTATTTTTATACGTATGAGGGACGGGTGATAGCGGATGGGTCTACTCATCCTATTCTTGGTGATGGATTTGCGACAGCTTCCTATTCAGAAACTCCATCAGAAGTTCGTGATGCTATATTAGCTGATTTATGGAAACAGATACCTAATGCTAAACCAAAATTAACTAAGTTTGAGAGGGTGAAATGATTTGCTTGAATTGTGGAGTAGAGTTTGAACCGAAAAGGAAAGATTCAAAGTTTCATACACCAAAATGTAGGCTAGAATACGCCAAGAAAAGTGCTGAGAACGTCTCTAAGGGCGGTGAAAAGAAAAAAGGTATAACTAATCATTCTGATGATGATTATGACCCAGAAAAGGCTCTAGAAGCCTTTAAGAAAATGGGGCTAGACCCTGTTTCCTGGATTACTACGGGGATTGCTGAGTTTGATGAGCTAACGAAAATACCTAGAGGGCGGGTTACTCAAATTCAGGGACCGTATGCTGTAGGTAAAGGACAGCCTATAGACGCTATTATTCCTTTGGCGAATGGAAAAGACAAGCGGATGGGTGATTTAGTACCTGGTGATGAAGTAATTGGTTCTAACGGAAAACCTACTAAAGTTTTAGATGTATACGATAGAGGGAGGCTTCCTACTTATTTGGTGACCTTCTCTGATAAGTCAAATTTAGAGGTAGATGGCGACCATCTCTGGACTTTACGAACACCTGTCCTCAGTTCCAGAAATCCGCCGCGCTGGAATATTAATAGTACTAAAGAGCTGTATGAGAGAGGGGCGGGAAAGTACTATTTGCTACCTATGGTGGAGCCGGTAGAATATCCTGAGCAGGATTTGGCTATTAAACCGTACACTATGGGAGCTTTGTTGGCTGATGGCTGGTTTTCTAATCTAGGAAAAGGTATCTGGCTAGGTAATAGAGATGAAGAGTTTATTGATTTGGTGCGGCAGGAGGGATATAGGATTATCCCTGCTACGGGTCATTATGCTGGTGCTAGATGGTTTGTGGATGGTGTAGCTTCTAAGCTAGAAAAAATGGGGCTGATAAGTAAGCTCCCTTGTGAAAGGTTTATTCCAAAGGAATATCTAAAGGGTTCTGTTGCTCAGAGAAAAGCTTTATTGGCTGGCTTATTGGACGGAGACGCTACACTCACACCTGGAGGCGGCGCTTTGTATTATACGACTAGTCCTGCTCTTTGTGAGGATGTTCGTGAGTTAGTTCGTTCTCTTGGCGGGACGATATCAGTATCATTTATAAAGCAGGGGAAGCTATCTCGTTATCATATACGGATTTCTCTAATCTTTAATCCGTTTCGTATAAGTAGGAAAGCAGACCTCTATATGAAAAGAGGGTATCCTTTCCGGCGTCTTACTTCTATCACCAAAACGGGTGAAGAAAAAGAGATTCGTTGTATCAGGGTAGACGCGCCAGATAATCTATATGTAGCCTCACGTGAGTATGTAGTGACTCACAATACTACCTTGGCGCTTAATATGATAAAGGGCTTGCGGGATGAAAAAGTCTTTTATGTTGACTCAGAGGCTAGCCTAAACCCTCATCTTTTGGTGCAATTAAGGCTTAAGCCAGAGAACTTCACTCTCTGGAATAAGTCAGCTTACCTAGAGGATATTCACGAGGCTATCTATGAAGCGGCGAAGTCTGGTAAATACGATATGATTGTCTTTGATTCTTTGGCGGCTTGTACTACCCGCACAGAAGCGGAGGGGCATGTCACTGATAGTAATATCGGGCAGAAGGCTAAAATTGTGAATAAGATGATGCGTATTCTACCTACCGAACTGAAAGAACACGGTACTGCTTTGGTGATTATAAATCAGGAACGTGAGGTTATTGGTGGGTATGTGCCACAAAAATACACTCCAGGGGGTATGGGTGTGCCGTATGCGGCTAGTCTCATGATTGCTCTAAAGACTATTAAGTCTTGGCGGTTTGGACGTACCGTGGCGGACACCAAAAAAGGTATCTTCATTGGGCATGAGGTAGAGGCTACTATTATTAAATCAAAAGTGGGTAAACCTTGGACAAAGGCTCGTTTCCGCCTGTACTATCCAGACCCTATTACGCAAGAGGACAGTGATGTTGAGCCTCAATTCTAGGGGGTATTATGCCTAAATTAAAGAATTATAAGCCAGGTAAGCGGGTAAATATTTGGCTACCGTCAAAGTATTTTAAGCTAGTTAGCCAGTTAGATAATTTTTCAAAGTTCGTACAGATATCTTTAGACCAGGCAGAGGGTGTAATAGCTTTTGATATAATTAAAAAGAGAAAAGGCTATCAGAATAAGCCGCCAACACAAGAGGCTTTAGATGAGTTTAATGCTCTCCATCCTCTTGACCCATTAACACAAAAAAGGACAGGGAAATGCCGCAATACCCAAAATTCTCGGAAAAATCACGTACTCTGGTAATATCTCGTGTAGCTAATTATGACGAGTTAAACGAGGAGCAGCAGATTAACTCTGCTATTAAAGCTATAGCTAAAGATTTCTATCTTTTTGCCGAACGTAATCTGATGATTAAGGAAAAGATGACCAAGCAGCTAGTGCCGCTTATTGACGTTCTAAACTGGGAGCAGAGGGCTTTAGTCGAGAATGTGGTGAAAGACTTAAAGGCAGGGCGGCCTATCCGCTATATCGTCTTAAAAGCCCGCCAGATGGGGATATCCACTATAATTGAAGCTCTTTGTTATTGGTGGACAAGCACGCACCGCTACGTCACTAGCGTGATTATCGCTCATGAAAAGAATGCTGTTAGTGCTTTATATAAGATGTTCCGTCGGTATTATGAATATAGCCATCCATATTTTAAGCCAGACCGCAAATATAACACTAAAAATGAATTGGTGTTTGATGTGTCTGATGAGATTAAGAAAGAGTGCGATGAGCAGGGTGTACCGTCGCCTGGGTTGCAGTCAGAAATTAAGACTATGGTGGCGGCTGATGGTAAAGGACGTGCTGATAATATTAACTTCTTTCACGGCTCAGAGACTGCATTCTGGGATGATTCTGCAGATATTGTATCCTCTGCTCTACAGGCTGTTCCAATGTCTCCAGAAAGCTTTGTTTTCCTGGAGAGTACTGCTAATGGTATTGGTGGTTATTTTTATGATGAGTGGCAGTTGGCAAAACGTGGAGAAAGCCAGTTTGTTCCGTTGTTTTTCCCCTGGCACCAACACTACAAATATGAACTACCAGCTACAGACGAGAGTATAGGTGATTTAGATGAAGAAGAGCAGGTTTTATATGAGCTGTTTGAGGAAAATGGTTATCCACGTGAATCTTGGGCAAGGAAAATAGCCTTTAGGCGGCGTAAGAAGCTGGAGTTCCGCACCGACCCGAAGAAGTTCTACCAGGAATATCCAGCAACTCCAGAGGAAGCGTTCTTGGCTAGCGGACGTCCAGTATTCGATACTCGTATGCTACAGAAAATGGAGAAACTCGCTCTTGATAAGGCTTCTATTTTCCCATATAAGTGCGGTGAGATTATTAAAAACCCAGATTCAATGTCGCAAGATAAGTATATTTTCCGAGAAATCCGCCGTGTCGGTGAGTTTGACCCATCTCCACTTCGTCTTTGGTGGCTGCCAGAACCTGGCAAGAAATATGTTATTGGCGTGGACGTTTCTGAGGGTATTGAAATTGAATCAAGTAAGGGAAAGGAAGCCGACTATTCTGTAATTGATGTCATGGAAGTAGAATCCCGTAAAACTGCTGCTCGTTGGCGGGGTTATATTGACCCAGACCTGCTGGGCAATGTGGTGTTTAGTATCGGTAAGTTCTACAATGACGCTTTGGTGGGTATTGAGGTGAATAACCATGGTATTGCTACTGCGGCTAACTTGAAAAACAACTTTTATCGCAATCTATATATGCGAGAGACCTCTGAAGATGAGCAATTTCAGGTACGTACCACTAAGTTTGGTTGGCGTACAGACAAAAAGACCAAGCCTATTATGATTTCTGAATTGCAGCGCGCTATTCGTGAGGGTGATATAATAGATTTAGACATTGTATTTATTCGTGAAGCAATGAGCTACGTTAAAAGAGATGACGGTTCAATGGCTGCCCAGGAGGGACAGCATGATGACACTGTTATGGCTAAAGCGATAACCTTGCAGATGGCAGACTGGATGCCATATAATACAGAATATGCAAAGGAAAACATACATAAACCAGTAAAGAGAAGAAAATATGAAACCGACTCAGGCGACACCAAAAACACCACAACACTTAGCCGAGCTAGAAAAACCTTTAAGCGAAGAAGACTACAAAGAAAAGCGTACTGACACCAAGCCAGCTAGCGGGGAATTGACGCTAGAACAGGCTCTTGAGATGTATGACTCTGCTAAGTCTTACGTCGATAGCGGTTTGCGAAAACGGTGGGACGATTACTATAAGGTTTATAAGGGCAAACGTGTTCTCCGTAACTATGATGGTATCTCAGACCCTGTTATTCGAGAATCTCACACCATCATTGAGACTTTGGTGGCTAATATTGCCGGTGGTATGCCTACTTTTCATTTCGTAAAAACTAATGAAGAACAATCTGAAGATGTCGATATCATCAATAATATGCTTGATTATTACATGCTTATCAATAGAATGGGCTTGAAAAATCAGGAATGGGTGCGAGATATGCTCTTGTACGGCACAGGAGTGCTTTCTGCTGGCTGGGAAAAAGGGCGTCCTTGTATAGATAATATTCCTTTGAGAGACTTTTTCGTTGACCCTACATCTACTTGTTTGGTGGAAGGTATTCGTCCAGCACGATATGCTGGGTATGTCTATTTAGCGGATAAGCGTTCTTTGGAGCGTGAGCTAGTCTACAGCGAAAAAGAGAACAAGATGGTGCCGCGTTATAAAAATCTAGATAAAATTGGTTTTGATAAAGAAAATGGCACAGGTTCTGAAACTGGTAAAGATATTGATAAAGTCTTTAAGGATGCCTTCGCTGGCTCTACTTTGGGGGATAATGCGACTGAGCGTCAGGTATTTGTTATTTGTCTACACGATTTGGACACTGGACGTATATATGAAATAGGAAACCGCAAAGAGTTCATCTACAACGAACCTACTTGGTGCCAGCGAGAAGAGATAACGGAAAATGTAGAAGTGGAAGACCCTGACGGTGAGGTGGTGTCTGTTACTCGTAAGCTTGATAAGATTGACCCGTTCTTACCTTTTGCTGTTCTTAGGGATTATGTGGATAGCTCGCAATTCTATGGTGAGGGTGAGATGTCTGTCATCATGGAAGACAATGAGCGGATGAATGACTACGAAGCGATGGACATAGACAACAATGCCTATCAGAATACTCCTATGTACTGGGTTGACCCGCAGTTCGCTGATTTAGCACCAGAAATTGAAACTATCCCTGGTGCAGTTTATCCTATCCCACGTAACGCTATGGGGTCGTTAGAGCGTCCACAGCTGTCTGGTGATTTGGAGGCTAAGAAATTAGCCATTGCCCAGCGTATGCGGCGTGCCACGGCTGCTGATGAGGCTGTACAGGGTGTCGCACAGCAAAAGGGCAGAACCACTGCTACTGAAATTCAGAGTCAGGTTAATCAAGCTAACCTACGCTTTAGCACTAAAATCAATAATCTGGAATCTGAGGGTTATGCGCAGCTTGGGCTTTTATTGTTCAAGATGGTACAAGTTTTTGTCACTAAGCGCACGGCTATTAGGATAGTCGGACCTCGTGGGGTATTCTTTAAGGACTTCGACCCATTCGAGTTTAATGGTGAGTGGGAGGCTCATGTGGAGCTTGACTCTACTATTAAGCAGAAAGAGATGGAAGTGGGTATGCGTGATGAGCAGAATAAGGCTTTAATGCTCAATAATCCTATCTTCGACCAGGTAGAAATCTGTCGGTACTTCTTACAGAAAAACGACCCTAATCTTACTGACGAAAAGTTTAATAATATGTTGGCTGCTCCAGTTGAAGAAAAAGACCCAGACCCATTCGAGCATGTTTCTATCAATTACAAAGACGCTTCACCGTGGACTAAGTACCAGATTGAACAGAAGCTTGAGCTTGTTCCTGACCCATCACATCTTGGTGAACAGCAGGTAAAAATGCTGGAACAGGGTGTACGCGGTGCAGACTTGATGAATCCTATGACAGACGCTTCAAACTCACCTATTCCGGGCATGGAGGCTTTAGCTAACTTAGAAGGTGGGGAAGTCCCTCCTGAAACATCAACAGAACAAGCCCCAATGGAGGTATCCCAATGAATGATTCTCATGGATTAAAATTTACAGAAAGTGGACAGCTCGTAGTCTCTAAAGCTCTTGTGTCTACTAGCGACATTCATAATAATGGATTGCGCTTTCGTTCTGATGGTGCTCTTTTAATTACGACTGAAAGCTCTGCTACTACCTATCACTCTACTAATCCTTCTTTTGAACAGTCTGGTGGCACAGTAGTAGTGCGCCGAAATTATATTAAGAATCCTAGTTTTGAGAGCGATACTAGTGGTTGGAGCTCAGTCAATGGTTCTTTGACAAGATATATAGACTCTACAGCTCCATACGGCAGGTGCTTAGCCCTCTTATTGCCTTTTGGTACTAATATGGCTCAAATTTTCCAAACTTTGTCTGCTTCTGAAAGACCTATGAAGGGGAACTTCTCATTTGGTGCGAGTTTATCCAGTAGAAGTATTGTAGATAGTGTAAGTCTGACTGTACTTCTTGAGAAAGCAAGCTCTCCATGGACTAGGTATCTTAGTGGTGCTAAAACGGTCACAGTTACAAAAAACTGGCAAAGATTTAATTTTAACTATACAGTACCAGAAAAGGATGCTTCAGCTAGTATGAATGTTATTTTTCGTATAGATAATGGCACTAATAATGCTCCTAATGGTGTTCGTATTGATGGAATAAAAATAGAAGACACTCTTGCTGATTTGCTTTATTTTGATGGCTCTATGAATGATGGCTTTGATACAGCTTCATTAAGAACTGTTTGGACGGGCGCACCTGATAATAGCCCAAGCTTTTTAGAGGGAGATTCTCCAGTAGGGATATTTTCTCCTAGCTCCCCTATTTGGCAATCTGTGGACAATCCTAAATCAGGTTCTAAAATTGCTCGTGCTTTAATCAAACAGCCCGCTACTAATTTTAGAGTTATTGATACTCGGACAGTTGCTGCTGGAAGTACTGTTACGGCTACTATGAACATCAGGAGCGCTGATTCTCCGACAATCCAACCGCAATGGAATTCTTCGGTAGGTTTGTGGTTAGCTCAGGCAGGTCAGTCTATCACACTAAGCCCTGTCTGGAACACTATAACGCGTGAACGTGTTACCACAACACCTGACGAGGGATTAGGCTTCAATATTAATGCCTCAGTAGGTAGTGTCGTTGATGTTGATGACCATATGATAACCAAGCAGGGTGCTGGCGGCGTCCTTTATTCTAGCGCTGGTAGGATGGTTGATTCTGACGGAAGGCTCTATGTGTCCCTTGACCCGGCTGGGAGTGATAATATCTCTAGCCATGGACTAAAATTTAGAAGTGATGGTGCTTTACGCATTACCACAAATGCTGTTCAAGCGAATGATGAGTTCTCTAATGGGCTTCGTTTTGCTAGTGATGGTGCTGTCCGTGTTATAATTAAATAATAAGGATATATTATGAGCGATACTGAGAACAAAATATCATCAGAAACTGACAGACAAGCTCGTCGTCTTTTAGCGAAAGAGTTGCATGATAAGAACACTCAAGAGCGTTTACGCGAAAGAGATGCTTTGCGCGCTCATTATACTCAGATAAAAGATTCACCAGCTTTTCAAGATATTTTATCTATGGCGCATAAGTTTGTTGATTTTCATATTAGGCTAGCTAAAGACGGCGTTGGCACCCGTAAAATAGGGGTAAATAATAATGGTAATCCTATTTTGGAGGACTATGTTTTAAGCCATCAAGAGCGTGTTGCCGAGCTTGACCAAGTAAAGGGTATTGAACAGCTAATCGCTTACATTGAAAATAAAATAAAATAGTGTATTATAGAGCTATGGATGGTTTATTGCCACCTAGCAATTTTCAAAAATAAATAAATAGGAGAAATGATGGACGAAAATGAGTCTATAACTTCCGCCGCTGACAACCAGGGTGAGACAACTCAGTCTGACCAGCAGGAAACAGACCAGCAGACCCTCAATACCGAGGATAACCTGGACAACACATCAGAGTCTACCGATACGTCGGCTGATGATAATACAAAATCTGATACTGACGAAAACGGTGACGGCTCCGCCTCACAGTTCGATAGCGACCTTGATGAGTGGGCAAAAAAGACTGGGCGGCCGCAACCTACGACCGACCGGGAACGCGAACTATACCAGGAAATTCGTAATGGACAGCGTGAATATTCTCGCCAGAGGCAGAAAGAAACACAGAATAGCTTAGATAAAGCTATTAAAGACACAACACTTAAACAC